CTCAGGAACAGTCAGATCAGTTGCGTAACGGTTTTGACAAGGCTCACGCTGGTTGGTCTCGCGGCCACAAGACTGGCGTTCTTTCTGGTGGCGCTCAGTGGAAGTCAACACAGATTGACCCTGACAAGTCCACCCTGGTTGATTCTCGTAATCAGGCTGTTGCTGATGTGGCTCGTGCTTTCAATGTTCCACCACACCTGATGGGTTTGCCTGGAACTAACTCATATGCTTCTGTAGAGGAATCTAACCGTGCTTGGTTGTCTACCAGCATTGTGCCTTTGACGGCAAAGCTTGAGGGCGCACTATCGCCACTGATGGCGCGTACTCCTGGTGGAGAAAACGCTTTCCTGAAGTTCAACCTTGATAGCTTGTTGCGTGCCAACATTCAGGCACGTTCTAGCGCTTACTCGACTGGTTTGCAGTCTGGCTATTTGACTATCAATGATGTGCGCCGTTGGGAAGATTTGCGCCCGATTGATGACGTTTCTGCTGATACTGTGCGCGTGCCTTTGGCTAACGTAAACATTAACGCTGCTGAGTTGTCTGCTGAGAATGAGCGCGTTGCTATGGCGCAGAAGCTTATTCTTTCTGGCTTTGATCCTGCTGAGACTTTGAAGGCTTTGGGTCTGCCTGCTATTACTCACACTGGTTTGCCTTCGACTCAGTTGCAGGCTGTGGCTCAGATTGAACCTGAAAATCCTTCTAGCGTTTACGAGGTGAAGTAATGCAGACACCTGGTGTTCTTGACCTGAATTGTTATCAGGGTGCAAACTTTGATTACACGCTTACTTGGCAGACTAACGGTACTGCAGTAAACCTTACAGGCTATAGTGCGCGTATGCAGGTGCGTGACTCGTATGATGGCGGTTCTGCTGTTGTGTCGCTCACTAACGGTACAGGAATTACTTTAGGCGGTACTGCTGGCACTATTGGTTTAGAGCTGTCTGCTACGGCTACGGCGGCGCTTGACGGCACACCTAATACACAGTTTGTTTATGACCTTGAGTTGGTGAGTGGTGCAGGATACGTTACGCGACTTGTTGAAGGGCGTTTCTATGTTTTCCCTGAGGTCACAAGATGACAAGTGTTGTGATAACGGAACAGACTTCTACTGTGACCGTTGCTACTCCAGCCAGTGCGACTGTCAACGTAAGTAGCCCTGCTTCAGCGATTGTTAAAGTTGATGCTGATGTTACTCCTGAAGTTGAGTTTGCTATTGTTGGCGGTTCTTTAGGTACACAGCCAACTTTTAGCGGTGATCCATTATTTAGCGGTTCTTATATCAAGGCCGGTAATATGGTGCATTTTCAGATTCAAGTTTTGTTTACTAATATCACTAGCTTTGGAACTAAACCCAAACTCGATTGCTAATTTGATATGCGAACGGTTTTCTATTTCGATCGTTTTAGGCAGCAACTTTAAAGTTTTCGAAATAAACAAATCGTATTTATCCGTCCTAAACCGCCTGCCTTTAAAAGCTTCGTTAACAGACAATCCTTTAATATCTAAAGTGTAATTCATAGTTATTGTTTTAATTAAACCATTGATTTGCCATAGCATCAGCAACACCTTTAAAAGTTTTACTACTGTCTTTTTGGCTAATACTTGTATAATGATGTTTTTGTCCTTTCTTTTTTCCTCCTGTGTTACTTGGCAGGTAAGGCACATATTCTGAAATAATTTCAGTAGGTTCTAAATTCGGCAATCCTTTAATCCATAATAAGGTTTTTTTGCTAAATGGATGCCCATATTCATAAGGCTGTATGGATTGAGTATGAACTGGTAATTCAACAACTTTTAATGGAGTAGGATTTTCAATCACAATAACATCACAAGGAGCGTTCATTATTTTTAAAAAGAACTCTTTCGCTTCTAAAGCTTTTTCAAGTCTTTTATAGCATAAGTTTCCTGCCGTTGGGTACATCCATCTTGCACCTGCTCTACTCATAAATGTGCATGGTGGGTGCGCTATTATGGCGTCATATTTACCAGAATATGCTTCTATAATCGCATCTCCTTTAATATGCCATTCTGGATGACCTCCGGAACAATCTTGAATATCTACAGAAAACGCTTCATGTCCTTTTTTTCTTAATGCTTTTGTAACCTCTTGAGATTCCTCACAAAGTACTGCTATCTTTTTTATAGAAAAATGTTTTTTAATTGTTTCAAAAACATCGTTTTTTATAAATGATATTTGAAATCCATTTTCAGATACTTGGTATCCTTTTTCTGGTATAACTCCATAAATTTCACATTCTACATTTGCTAAGTGTCTTTTAATAATATTTATTATTTGACCTTTTTTATAGTAATAGTAATCTGTTCTTAATATTAATTGATCTTTCATAATAATCTTTGTTTTACGCTCGCAATTGAGCTAGTGTTAATTTTATCTACTTTTTCAATTAGCTTTGAGATTTGTTAAAACGGAATATCTGGCTGTATTTCAGGTTCTCCGAACGCTTCAAATGCACTTACTTTTGGCAATTCAAATTCTTCTTTAACTTCTTTTGGCTTTATTTCTTTATCATCCCTAAAATAACGACCTGTTAAATCCTCTCCCAAATGTTCTAAATCCATAAAACGCATAAATTTAAGTTCGCATCCAATCCTACAATATCCAGTTTCACCGTGCCTATATTTGGCAACATCTATCTCGGCAGTATTAACCGTTGGACTTGCCTCGTCATCATCCCATTCCTCTATTTTGTAATACTCTGGACGGTAAATAAACATTACTATATCGGCATCTTGTTCAATTGATCCAGAATCTCTTAAATCTGATAACATTGGTCTTTTACTTGAGCCTCTTTGTTCAACAGCTCTTGATAATTGGCTTAATGCTATTACAGGCACATCCAAATCTTTAGCTAAGTTTTTAAGCGATTGCGATATTTCAGATATTTCATTTTCTCTATTGTTTACTTTTTTGTTTTTAATTTTCATTAATTGCAAATAATCAACAACTATCATTTTAACTCCATGCTCCCGTTTTAATTTATTTGCTTTTATCTTTAATTCAATAGGACTTACACCTCCTGTATCATCTATAAAAATAGGCATTTTAGACAATAAATCAGAACATTCTTTTAAGTACAATACCTCTGAATGAGTCAAATTAAAATTATTTATTTTTGTAATTTCAATTCCTGAGATAGTACTTAGTAATCTTCCTATTATTTGATTAGTACTCATTTCAAGGCTAAAAAAAGCAACTGGTATATTATTTAATCCACATTCTAAAACCTCATTTAAAACTAAAGCAGTCTTTCCCATTCCTGGACGTGCTGCTAAAATTATTAAATCTGAATTTTGATAACCGTTTGTTTTTTTATTTAATTTAGTCAATGAAGATGGTATTCCTTTTTTACCCGATTGTGAATTGTTTAAGTAGTTTATAACGCTATCCTTAAAACTTTGTATTTTACCTACTGTGATTAAATCAGAAACTAATCCATAATCTTTGTAAACCTGTTCTAACAATTCAAAAACATCTACATCTTCACTATATGATTTTTCAATAATTTCTGATGAAGTTGCAATACATTTTCTTTGAACATACTTTTGAAGTAATATTCTTGAATGATAATCAACGTGAGCCGATGAAGATACTTTCTGAGTCAGTTGTATTAAATAATAATCACCTCCTGCTAAATCTAATTTTAACATGCATCTAAGCTCGTTTGAAACTGTCAATAGGTCAATAGGTTCGTTTTTAGAATAAAGCGATGAAATAGCCTCAAAAACGTATCTATTCGATTCTTTATAGAATACTTCGGATGATAACAACTCCATAGCTTGGTGCAATCCATTTGAATCAATCATTATTGCTCCTATTACCGCTTCCTCAATATCTACTGCCTGAGGTGGTAATTTGCCTTTTTCTAAATCGTAAATTTTTGATTTAGCTATTTGAATTGGCTTATATTTTTCCATAATTAAAATTCTTTACGTTTAGCAGGATTAGGAACATTCTTTGTAGTTTCTGTTTTGTTGTTAAAATTATTACTTGACCAAGTTTTTAATCTCCTTTCAAGTCCAAAAGTTTTTTCTTTTTCCTTCCTAAACTTTAAATCATTTTCTCCGTGTTCAGTCCAATATTCGTAAAATTCACGCAACATTACTTTTCCGTAATTTTGAGTATAAGGAATTAGAGAATTATAAAAAACCAACTTCCTATCACTTATATTTACTTTTGTTTCTTTTTTTAAAAGAATATCATTTACATTAACAGTAACATTTACATTATCATTTACAGCGACTTTTGCGATAGGGGGCGATGTATTTATATCGGGTAGCGATGTTTTGCGATGTTTTGCGATGTTTTCAGCTTCTTCTAAAGTTATTTTTTCTAAAACAATTTCGTTGTATAGGTCTATATTCCAACGTTTTATATTGCCTAATCTGCCATTATAACTCCTGTCTTCTAATGTTTTTTCCCATTTCTTCAAATCTCTTTTTAATTGATTTTGAATGTCTATAAACATTAATTTAGTAGTTCGATCAGGGGCGGTTGGATTCAAATCATTTACATATCTAAAAAAATGTTTGATTAATCTACCAGCTTCATCGTCTTCAAGCTCTTCAAATTTAGTTATCCAATCAGCATAAATTATAATGCTTTTTTTATCCTCAGCCATTACTACCCTCGCTTTCTTTTTTAAATTCTTTTGAGAAATCAATATTTTTTATAAATAACAAATCGTTATCATCCAATAAAAACCACTCGCCTATGTGTCTTTTATTTTTAAAATGTTTATGTAATTTTAATTCAAAATTACCACGAGAATTAAATTTATAAACTATATCTATTTTTGAACCTGAGGATATTTCCAAAGATTTTACTCTTTTTTCAACATCTATTGCAACACCTATTTTGTATCTGCCTAATTCATTTTTAAGAACATATAAATAACGTTTTTCAAAACCTACTTTTTTACTTTCTGTCCATCCAGTAATTTGTAAAATTTCTTCTCTTTCTATAAAAAAACACTTATCAATAAAAATAGTTTTTTTTGTATAGTTTTTTGAAATACTCATATTTGCAGAAATTCTATTTAAAATTAATTGTGGATACCTTGCTCCAGAAAAATATTTTAAATCAAAAATCTTATAAAATGAAGATAATTTTGGATTATAGTTATCATAAAAACATATTAATTTACCTGTGCAATATTTCCTAAATTCATCATCTAATGGATTTACTTTATTAATTACCTTTTCATCTATTAAAATACCTTTACCATGATAAACAATTTCTTTACTTTCTTCGTCTAATAAAGATTCAACACCTTCAAAGCATTGATTAAACAAAAGATTTCTTTTTTCTTTATATTCTAAAATTTTCAGATTATTCATATTTTAAAATTTTAATTTCTTACTAATTGATACAAATAAAAAATTAGTTAAGTTTTTCTATTAAGAAAATCTCAGAAGTTTTCCAGTTGTGTTTTGAAATTCTAGCGTATAATGTAGGCTTGGTTATACCTATTTTTTTTACTAAATCTTCATCTGTAAAAGACAACCTAAGTCTTTGTACTTTAGATGTAGTTTCTAATTTTGTCATAATTATTTATTTTTATACTAATTTAATTAAATTTAAAGCCTAATTTTTACTAGGCTTATTTATTTATGCTAATTTACAAATTTACTTTTGATTACGCAATTGTTTTTTTGTTAAAGTTACAACTTCACTTGAATAATCGATACCTTCTGCTTCTTCACTAGCAGCATACTCTAATTCTCCAACTACTAATACTAAATTATAAGGAGTAATTTTAACTATTCCGTTAAAATAACCGCAAGGTTTATTAGTGTAGTTAGCTCTAAAATTTAATGTATCGCCTTCGTAAATTTCAACACCATGTTTATCACGTAATCCTGTGAATTGTCCTACTGTTGATTCATCAACCAATGTCATTTGTGAAGCATTACTTTTTATATGTTCAATTATTTGAACTACATCATCAAAAGGTTTGTGATACCCTCCATAAACCCATTTACCAGTATCTATGCTTTTCCCTCTAAATTTTAATAATCTTTCCATACCCTACAATTTTTTAAGTTCTTCAAAATCTCCTATTTCGCCTGATTTTAAAAACTTCTGATAAAGTTCATTAGCTTTTAAAATAATTATAATTGCTTCGGTTAGTTTCTTTTCTTTAACAGGTTTCGACTGTTCAGCACCCAATCTCCATTGTTGGTGCTTTTTAAGTGTTTTAATGGCTTTATTTAAGTTCATAAGTTTCTTTATAATATTGTTCTGCGTTTTTAAATTTAGATCCCCAAGCTCCCTCTATCACTCCGTTATCAAAAGCCTTAATAATATGCCGTTTTTCTTTTTCTTTAGCTTCTAACAACATTTTCCAAAGTACTTTTTGAGAAATTTCAACACCGTTATTGTGTTCCATTTCTATAATGTCCATAACTTCTGTTACTGCACTTTTCATAATCAACAAGGTTTAAATATTACTAGCATTACAACGATTATAATGCAAATTACGGATATTATGGTTAAAGTTTTCATAGATTTGTGTTTAAAGGTATATTATAGTCTCTTTTTAAAATTTTAATAACGTTCTTTTTATTAAGAGCAGAAATATAAATACAGTTTTCTTTTTTAGTCACTTTCTTTTGTGTAACTATATTTCCTTTTAATGCTTCTTGATAACTTATAGCTGGTAATTCATCAAATTCAGCAATTTCAATAGTTTTTGATTCTAAATTAAACTCAAATAAAGTATGATTTTTTTTAGGCTTTATCCTATTGTCAAAAACAGTTTGTATTTCTTGAACTTGTTGCTTTACATGTTCAATTTTGTCATTCTCATCTTTTTGTGAATCTATATTTTTCATGGTTTATAATGTTTAGTTCCGTTAAATGCTAAAATAACCGATATTACTATTGATAGGATGAATATTGTGAGGATTTCTTTGTCTGTTATATTCATACAGATTAAGACACTCTCCATACTCTTACTATTTTTAAATTATTATCTTTTCTAGTGCAATATTTCCAAGTATATTTATTATTGATGATAAATTTTTTAAAAGCATTACAAACGTGCAATCTTTTATTTGTCATATCTTTATAATCTTCGTATTTAATAGCAAAACTATCTCCTACTTCCATTTGTTTAAATGGATAAGTATTGTTTAATTTTTGACTAAAAGAAATAGGGATATTTTTTTCTATTTTAAACTCTTGATTTTCCATATATTTATTTTTTATTCATTTTAGATTCGTAAATTTCAAACTTTTCTTTTGGTTCTTTCTCTGGATAATGACTATCTATTATTTCTTGTAATTCCTGTTGTTTAGGTTCTTTTTGAAATGGCCTAAAATTAAGCGTTTGATGTTCGTAAAGGATTGCTTTTTGTTGCGCCGTGTATTTCATAATTTCTTTATTTAAAAGCCACCCGTTTTAATTGATGGCTTTTGGTTTTTACTCAATTTTGTAGTGTACATTAACCGATTTTGCCAAATATTGAAATAGTTTTTTACCGTCAAAATTATATCCTACATAATATTCTACAAATTCTTTATCATAAACACCTTCTAAATACTCTAATTT